CCTTTTGCTCATGAAGATCTTCTAAAAAACGAAGAAAAGAAGTCACAAATTAAAATACCAGTAAAAGATATTATTGGTGAAGAAGAGACAACACAAGAAATGAATGAAGAGGTTGATATTGATCTAGAACAAATCAAGTCTTTATTATCAGAAGAAGCTCAAGAAGAAAGCATTGAACTAGAAGAAGAAATAGAACTTGAAGAAGATCAAGCAGGCGGTTCTTATGAAGAAGAACAAATGGAAGAAGGCACCGAGGAAGAATATAGCCTTGAAGAAGCCATTCAATTTGATGATAAGGTTGTTCCAAGAGGTTGGCTAGGTACAACTCATGATGCTTTGGAAGAAGCAGAGCTTATTGATGCTGTTTCGAGAATAGCAAAAGAATCAATGAAGAAACTTGAACAAGAAAATAAAAAAGAAAGACAAAAGCTTCAAAAAGAAAATGAAGCACTTAAAGAAAAAACAAATCAACTTGATGAGCACGTACAAAAGCTCACTCAAGCTGTACAATCGCTAAAAGATAAGCTGGTTGAATCAAATGTGACCAACGGCAAACTCTTTTATACGAACTGTGTATTAAAAGACCCCTCGTTGAATGAGCGACAAAAACAAAAGATTGTCGAAAGTCTAGACAATGCACAGTCATTAGAACAAGCTAAAGTAATATATGAGACTCTAAATTCAGTGGGCAGCACCAATGGTAGCGTACAAAAGCCAAAATCTCTGAGTGAGGCAATCAATAGAAATAGCTCTTTAGTTGTAAGTCCACGCAGAGCTGAAGAAAGAAAAGAAGCAGATCCTGTTTCTGATCGTTGGAAGCGTCTAGCGGGAATATAAATTATTTAACTATATCTAGGAGGATATAACATGTCAGGTATTGTAGAAAAACTAACAGAAGGTATCGTTAGTCGTGATCTACAAAAGGAAGGCGCTGCTCTACTAAATAAATGGAGCCGCACAGGTCTTTTGGAAGGTATCGAAAACGATTTCACAAAAAATTCAATGGCAGTCTTATTGGAAAACCAAGCAAAAGAACTACTACGTGAGTCCAGCACAATGGCTGGTGGCGACGTAGAAGGTTTCGCCGCTGTAGCATTCCCAATCGTAAGAAGAGTATTCGGTCAATTGATCGCTAATGAGATTGTATCTGTACAACCCATGAGCCTTCCATCAGGTCTAATCTTCTTCCTCGATTTTACCTTTGGTAACGATCACCCAGCAGCAGCTAACACCGTAGGTGAATCACTATATGGTGGTAATGCAGTTGGTCGTCAAATCACTGGCGGTGTAAACCTCGGCACAACAGCACTACCACAATATGCTGAAAAAAGCTTCTATGCTCTAAACCAAGGTTATGCTTCTCCTTTGAAGCAAATCTCAACCGCGATAACACCAGTAGCTTCTGGTACAGTAGGCGGCACATGGAGCGGTACAGCTTTATATACGGCATATGGCGATAGATTAGTGCAATACGATCCAGATTTATCTGGTTCTATCGTAGCCGTAGGCACAGTAGCTAAGTCTGCATTTACTAACCTAAATCAAACAGACCTAATCACAATTGCTATCACTTCCTCGCTAGGCGCAGCAGGTGGTAAGCAAGTTCGTCGCTTGACTGTAACCGATCCAACCGACTCTACTAAGTACTTAATCGTAACAGTGGCAACGGGTTCTGAAACTGCTAATAATCTAGGCAGTGCAATCAATACAACTCACGGCTTCAACTATGCAGCCGCTGATGTATTTGCTGCTGACAGCCTTGCAACAGGTGGTGTAGTAGGTTCTGCCGATTGGTTATTAGAGTCTGATCTAACAACCGTAAGCGGCAACTTTGGTGACGTACTCGGTAAGATTCCTGAAATCGACATTCGTGTTGACTCAGTAGCCGTAACCGCCGTAACCAAGAAACTACGCGCCAAGTGGTCCCCAGAACTAGGTCAAGACCTCAATGCTTATCACAACCTCGATGCAGAAGTAGAGTTAACCTCTATTCTATCTGAGCAAATCGCTCTAGAAATCGATCGTGAAGTATTAGGCGATCTAGTAAAGGGTGCAACTGCTGCAACTCTATACTGGTCACGTCGTCCCGGCAAGTTCCTAAACAGAACAACCGGCGGCACAGTATCTGGTGCAAGCTTCACTGGTAACGTATCCATGTGGTATGAGACACTCATTGAAACAATCAATGACGTATCTGCTCAGATTCACCGCAAGGTTCGTCGTGGTGGTGCAAACTTCCTAGTTTGCTCACCAGAAGTAGCTAACTTACTAGAGTTCACCGCAGGCTTCAAGGCTAGCGTACTAGCTGACGAAACCAAGGGTGGCATGGCTGGCGTAGTTAAGGTCGGTAACGTATCCAAGAAATGGGATGTGTTCGTAGATCCTTACTTCCCACGCCAAGTAATCCTAGTTGGTCGTAGAGGCAATAGCTTCCTCGAAAGCGGCTATGTCTATGCCCCATACGTACCTCTACAAGTTACACCAACCATTTTCGGTACCGAAGATTTCGCTCCTCGTAAGGGCGTAATGACTCGCTATGCCAAGAAGATGGTGCGCCCCGATATGTACGGGCTTGTAATCGTAGAAGATCTACTCGGTTAGTCTGAGTAGTTAGGCAAGTGGATGAGGCTCTGAGGGAAACTTCAGAGCCTTATTCATTTTTATAGCACTATAAACTATTTATTGTGAGGGTCTTATATATGTCAAATGTTCAAGCATTAACACCATCCAGTACAACGAGTTACGTTGTATTATCATCTTCTATAAACTTAACTACAACAGGCGATGTAATAACTTCTAATCTACCATTTAATGTTTATGGAACTGGTGGTCCTCTTTATTCGCCTTATTTTTTATCAGGCGCAGCAGAACAAGTAGCATTTACATATAAAAAACTTGGCGGTGACATATTAGATATTGAGTTAACAAATGGTAATGTTTATGCAGCTTATGAAGAAGCGACATTGGAATATTGCTATATTATCAATATGCACCAAGCAAAGAACTCTCTTTCAAATATATTAGGCAATACAACTGGTACCTTTAACGACAAGGGTGAATTAATAAACGGCACAAATGCTGGATTAAAATATCCAAAGTTTAGAGTTGAATATTCAAAGAAGATTGCACAAGGGCTTTCAGAGGAAGCTGGTTTTGGTGGTTATTCGACATTATATTCCGCCTCTATTAATATTATTGATGGCGTTCAAGATTATGATATTCAGACAGTTTTATCAAGCAATATTGCAGCGAATCCATCTGAATCATATGCGGCGGCTTTAGGTCCAAACTTTGACAAAAGAGTAAGAATCAGAAATGTATATTATATTTCACCTAGAGCAATCTGGAGATTCTTTGGATATTATGGCGGCTTGAACGTTGTTGGTAACTTATCAAACTATGGTCAATATACTGATGCCTCAACGTTTGAAGTTGTTCCCACTTGGCAGAATAAACTTCAATCTATGATGTATGAAGATTCAATCAAAACCAGAGTGTCAAACTTCTCTTATGAAATCATAAATAATAAAATCCGTATTTATCCACCTCCTATTTCATTTGGCGGTTTAGAAACAAAATACTGGTTTAGATTTACCATTGATTCAACCGACGCCACATCAGATACAGATACCGCTTCACAAAGCAATATAAATGGCGTCAATAATGTTAATACGTTGCCATTCTCAAATATCCCATACGAGAATATTAATAGTATGGGCAAGCAATGGATTCGTAGATTCGCTTTGGCTTTGGCAAAAGAAATGCTAGGTCAAGTTCGTGGTAAGTTTGGTAATGCCATTCCTATCCCCGGTGATACTGTAAACCTGAATGCAAACGATTTATTAAGTCAAGCAAAAGACGAGCAAACTAGATTAAGAGAAGAACTACTAAAGATGCTTGATGATTTGACATATGAGAAGTTAGGTGAATCCGAGAAGAATAAAGTTGCAAATGCAACAGATACTTATAAAAATATTCCAGCAGGCATAATGGTTGGATAAGGAAATAATATATGGCTTCCAATAGATGGTCAAGACCTACAAATCCACCGCCTCCTTTGTTCACAGGAAAAAAGGAAAGGGATTTTGTTAAGCAAGTTAACGATGAAATAATCGAAGGTGTCGTAGGGCAAACTCTGCTTTATTATCCAATTTCTATTGAACATACTAACTTTCATTCATTATATGGCGAAGCCATTGAAAAGACATTTTTACCTCCTGTAAGAGTATATGCAAGAGTGGTTTGGGAAGGTTATACAACTCAAACAACAAATCTTGGTGTTGATAGAAAATCAACCATATTGGTTCACTTCCATAAAAGAAGATTAACCGCAGATCAAGATATGTTTGTAAGAGAAGGGGATTTTGTTCTTTATGGCGATCAATATTATGAGATTGTTCAATTAAATGAACCAAAGCAACTGTTTGGGCAGATTGATCAAAAGTTTGAAATAGAAGCCAAATGTATCAAGTCAAGAAAGGGACTATTCAATGCCCAATAATACTGAGAAATATATATTACCTTCGACTCTTGAAAATATTGATGCCGCACTTTATGAGTGGGTTAATGAAGCGTTAAATATCCACACCACTTCAAATAATGGTTGGAATAAGGTACCAGTTATTTGGGGTAATGCTGAAAGAGCGTTTATGGTTAAAAATTATAAAGACAGAAGAGACGACGAAGGAACGTTGGTATATCCACTAATAACGGTAGAAAGAACCTCAGTTGAAAAGAATTTATCAAAAAAGGGTTCCTTTGGTGTTAACTTATTTAGAAATTCCGACGTAAAAGGTGGGGTTATAGCAATAGCTCGTCAAATTCAGCCGGAAAAAACAAAAGAGTTTGTAAACGCAGATACATTAAGAATAACGGGGCAAAGCAATTTTCCGAGCCAACAAAGAACAAATACGGCAGTATATGAAATATTATATACACCATATCCAACTTATCTTGATATGAATTATGATATCACTTTAAGAAGCGAATATCTACAACAAATGAATGATATGGCTGTTCCATTTATGGCAAGAACAGGTGGTATAAACTCATTTATGTTAAGAAAGAATGGTCATCAATATGAAACATTTATTCAATCAAATTTTAATTTAGAAAGTAATGCCGCTAGCTTAAATGCCGAAGAGAGAATCTTCACAACCAAAATTCAAATAAAGGTTTTGGGTTATCTATTGGGCGAAGATAAAAACGATCCACAACCAAAAGTGGTTGTAAGGGAAACTGCTGCAAAGTTTAGATTTCAAAGAGAAAGAGTTGTTGTGGGCGATGTTAATGAGTATTTAAGGAAAGAAGGTTTTTATCGACCTTAAGTTGCTTTTGCTATTTTCTTACACTATTTATAAAAGAGTTAGAGGAGTTTTAAAATATGGCTGTAAGTATCGACAAAAAGTTTAGATTCGTTTCACCCGGTGTTTTTATTGATGAAGTTGATAATTCACAACTTCCGAAACAAGCCGCACCAATCGGTCCAGTAATCATTGGTAGAACTGAACGTGGTCCCGGTATGATGCCAGTTCAAGTTGATTCATTTTCAGACTTCGTTGAAATCTTTGGCGACACAGTTCCCGGTGGTTCCGGCGATGATGTTTGGAGAGATGGCAACTTTACTTCTCCAATGTATGCAACCTACGCTGCACAAGCATGGTTAAAGAATTCCAATAGAGCTACCGTCGTTAGATTATTAGGTGATCAAAGCTCAAACGCAACAGGTACAAAAGCAGGCTGGGATATCGGTGGTGATGCTTATGGTTTATTCTTAATAAACTCGGCATCAAATCAATCATCTTTAACAGGTACTTTAGCCGCAGTATTTTATACAAACGCTTCGGGTGTTGAATTCCAAATTACTGGTACAGTAAGAAATGAAGTAACAACTTCTAGCGGTAGAGATGTTGTTGTAAGAAGCTTGGAAAGCAACAGCGCTACAACATTCGTAGGTCAAATCTCAAGCTCGGCAGGCGTTGTTGATAAAACAAAGTTTAATTTTGATGAAAATAGTGAATTCTATATTCGCAAAGTATTCAATACAAATCCAATTTTTACTAATTCAACTGTTTCTTCAACCACAAAGAACTACTTCTTAGGCGAAACATTTGAAGAGAATGTAAGAAATGTTATTACCTCTACTTCTGTAAACTACGCAGTTGTATTTAAGCTTTATCAATCAGCTACCGCAGATTATGCCAATCACCTTTCACCAAGCCAAAAGGCTGCAACTGGTTGGATCTTCGCTCAAGATCTAGGTACTTCAAGCGCATATATACCAACTAGCGCACAAAAACTCTTTAAACTTTGGGATTTAGGCTCGGGTGATTCAAATCAATCAAGATTTAAAATCTCGATTCAAGATATTAAACCAGCAAGCAACGCCATAAATCCATATGGTACCTTCTCGGTTGTACTAAGAAAAGCAGAAGATAATG